GGATTTAGAAAAATCGGGAAAGAATGAATATGTTTTAACTACTGACGATGTTGAAGATTACTCAAAAGACGAAATTAAAAATTCATTTAGTAGTCACATTGAAGACGAAAAAAACTATATACCCATCAAAAATTAATTGGTAGGTATTTGACATTTACGGCTGACACACTTACATTTGTTTATTAACTATTAATTTATATATAACATGGCGACAAATTCACTAGATGCTGTTCTCGCTCAGTATGAAAAAGCGAAAGGTGGCTCAAACGGAGCTAACAAAATGTCTCAAGAAGACAGAATGAAAAAGTATTTTGCGGCTATCTTGACGCAGAATGAAACATCGGGACAGAAACGTCTTCGTATTTTACCAACCCCTGATGGGTCATCACCTTTTAAAGAGGTATGGTATCATGAGGTTCAGGTTGAGGGTAAATGGAATAAAATCTATGACCCAGGTAAAAATGACAACGAGCGTTCACCTTTGACTGAAATTCATGACGAATTAATGTCTACAGGTAAAGAGTCCGATAGAGAACTTGCAAAATCTTACAAACCCCGTAAATTTTACATTGTTAAAGTTATTGACCGTGACAACGAAGCTGACGGAGTTAAGTTTTGGAGATTCAAACACAACTACAAGAACGAAGGTATCTTGGACAAAATCATCCCAATTTGGAAAGCAAAAGGTGATATTACTGACCCTGAAAAAGGACGAGACCTTATCATTGAGTTGGCTAAAGCAAAAACTCCAAAAGGGGCGACTTACACAGTTATTCAAACTGTAATGCACGATGACCCGTCACCTGTTCACGCAGAAGCTGACACGGCTAAGTCATGGATTGAAGACCCACTTACTTGGGCGGATGTTTACTCTAAAAAACCTGTTGAGTATTTGGAAGCAATTGCTCGTGGAGAAACTCCAAGATGGTCATCTGAATTGGGTAAGTATGTCTATGGTGATGAAGCCTCTGAAATGAGTGTTGGTGGTGGAAACATGTCAATTGTTGACCCACAAGCAGGTGACGAACCTGATGGTGATTTACCATTCTAATTTATACGGATGGGCACTTACATTGACAAAGTGTCCATCCTTTTTTATTTTTATACAAACAATTTAAACGCATAGACAAATGACATTACAAGAAAAAATGTTTTTAGCACTTGTTAAAAAATACGAAGCTGAAATTGCCGAAGCTGAAGCAACATTATTGATTTATTTTAACACCCCTGTTGGAATCGGAGAACACCCACAACATTTGGAGGAAATGGATAAGATGGTAGATAAGTTGACTAATGCTAAAGACAAACTACAAACATTACAAGAAACAATTAAATTTGAGAAATAATGGCAATAAAGAAAAAAGAATTTTCATTAGATGCAATCAAAAACAAGTATTCTACAAAAACTAAATACAAAGACACGGAGTTTTACGAAGTGGATGAGGCGTTCCACAGTGCTTGTGGTCTACCTGGTCCTGCTTTGGGGAACATCAATATGTTCCTCGGTCATTCGAACTCTTCTAAAACCACAGCTCTTGTTAAAGCCGCTGTTTCGGCTCAGAAGAAGGGGCATTTACCCGTTTTCATTATTAGCGAAAAAAAGTGGTCGTGGGACCACGCCGTGGAGTTAGGATTGGAGGCTCAAATGTCTGACGGAGAATGGGACGGACAATTCATATTTAATGATAACTTTGACTACATTGAGCAAGTTACCGATTACATTAACGAGTTGTTAGATGAACAAGAAAAAGGTAACATTCCTTATTCACTTTGTTTCCTTTGGGACTCAGTTGGTTCAATTCCATGTAAGATGACTTTTGATGGTAAGGGTGGTAAACAACACAACGCATCTGTATTAGCTGACAAGATTGGTATGGGTATCCAAGCTCGTATTACGAAATCACGTAAAGAAGATTATCCTTACATCAATACTATGGTTGTTGTTAATCAGCCTTGGGTTGAATTACCTGATAATCCATTCGGTCAACCAACAATTAAAGCAAAAGGTGGGGAAGCGATGTGGTTAGCGTCAGCACTTGTATTCTTATTTGGTAATCAAAAGAACGCTGGTATTAATCATATTACGGCAACTAAAAATGGTAGAACAGTATCTTACGCTATCCGAACTAAAATCTCAGTTTTGAAAAACCACATCAATGGATTGGGTTATAAAGATGGTAAGATTATTGCAACTCCACAAGGATATATTGCAGATACTAAAGAGGCTCTTGAAGACTATAAAAAACAATATTCACAATATTGGAACGCAATTCTTTCAGGAACAGGAGAAATTACTCTTGATGAAACTGAAGAAACTTTTGAAAACGAAAACGAACCATTTTAATTTTAGTTCGTGAAAAAGACACTACTTGTTGACGGAAACAATCTGATGAAAATTGGATTTCACGGTGTGAAGGATTACTTTCATAACGGTGAACACATCGGAGCTTTGTATCACTTTATGAATACACTTCGTAAATTCATAGATGAACAAAACTTTGACAAGGTAGTAGTATTTTGGGATGGTGAAGATTCCACAAGTCTACGTGGAATTCTTTACCCCAAATACAAACAAAATCGTAGACTTACAATGGAGGACGCAATCTTTATGTCCTACCTAAAACAAAAAAATCGTATCAAACAATATCTTGAGGAAGTTTATATTAGACAACTTGAGATTAGTGGTAGAGAAGCTGACGATTTAATTTCTTACTATTGTCATGTTTCTGAAAATGAAAATAAATTAATTTTCTCATCAGACAGGGATTTAACACAACTAATTTCTGAAAAGGTGTCCATATACTCACCATCCCTTAAAGCTACGTTTAAACATGGTGACAAGATTAAATTTGATAGTTTTGAATTTCCACACTACAATGTTAAAACTTTAAAAATATTAACAGGTGATAAGTCTGACAACATTGAGGGTATCTACCTACTTGGTGAAAAAACTTTAGTGAAATTTTTTCCTGAGATACTTGAAAAAGAGGTTAGTTATTCCGATATTTTAACAAGAGCTGAAGATTTATTAAAGGAACAAAAAGATAATCAAACTTTAAAAAATCTTCTAACAGGTAAAACAAAATCAGGTATATTTGAAAACGAATTTTTTGAAGTAAATGAGCAAATCGTTGATTTATCAAACCCACTCCTCAAAGACGAGGACAAAGAAGAAATTTCCCAAATTGTCAATGAAACATTAGAAACTGAAGGGAGAAGTTATAAGAATATAATTCGTTATATGGTTGAAGACGGGATATTCAAATACCTTCCTAAAGGTGATGATTCATGGACATATTTTTTAAAACCATTTATGAAGTTAACAAGAAAAGAAAAAACAAAAAGTAAAAACTAAAAATTATGAAAGAACAACAAGACATTACGAAACTGGAGTTTCTGATGACAGTGAACGACAACTTTATCGTTCAAAGATTTTTCAACGTTAAGGGATACAACCCCTATTCAAAGAGCTCGGTTGAGTTAATTGATTTAATGGAAGGGTTTGTTGATAAGTTGAAAAGGAATTTTAAAATGAAGACTATGGTTTATATGACCGACAACTCATATGAAATCATGGAGAATCCTGAAGTGTTGAATACATCATTCACTGACGGTCCTGAAGTGTTTAACATCTATTTAAAAAACGGTAACAACGTTATGATGCATTGGACGTTTGATGCAAAACTTTACCCACCAAAAGTCAGATATACAGTTGATGTTCGTCCATTCCTCAAAGAGATTTTGAACTCCTTGACTGAAGTGTTCTCAACAAAAAAATTAACATACGATTACATGGGTTACTCATTAGTTTAAAGATATTTAGTTAAAAAGAGGAATTATGGCGGACAAAAATTTTGAATACTTAGGAAATCAGTTTCAGTTACAATTACTTAATCAACTTATTGTTGATAAAGACTTCGCCCATTCCATCGTAGAGGTTTTAGAACCATCTTACTTTGAAAACAAATACTTTAAATTAATTGTCCAAATGGTTAAAGAGTATTATCAAAAGTTTGAGCATTCGCCAAGTTTTGATACTCTTAACCAAGTTGCAAAAAGCGAAATTGCTCAAGAGTTATTGTTAAAGATAACTCTTGACACAATTTCTGACATAAAGAATGTTGACGAAAGTGGAACTCAGTTCGTTCAGGAAAAGGCCTTGAAATTCTGTAAACAACAAGAGTTACAGAAGGTGATGGAGAAGGCAAAAAAGATTATTGACCACGGAGAGTTTGAAAACTATGACACATTAGAAGAAATGGTTCGTGAGGCATTACAAGTTGGTAATGTTGATAGAGGAACTGGTGATGTGTTTGAAAACTTGGAAGATGTCTTAGCAGATGATTATAGACACCCAATACCTATGGGAATACCTGGTATTGATAATTTGTTGAAGGGTGGTTTGGCCAAAGGAGAAATTGGTGTTATATTAGCACCCACAGGTGTTGGTAAATCAACTCTAACTACAAAGATTGCAAACAATGCGTTTAATTTAGGGTTTAATGTTTTACAGGTATTTTTTGAGGACAACCCAAAGATTATCCAAAGAAAACATTTTACTTGTTGGACAGGAATTGCTCCTGATGACCTTAGTGCTCACAGAGAAGAAGTGTTTAAGAAGATTGCGGAAATTGAGGAGAAGATGTCTAATAAGTTGATACTTAAAAAACTACAATCTGATACATTTACCATGAGTCAGATTAAGAATCAAATTCGTAAAATGATTGCCGACGGGACACATATTGATATGATTATTTTGGATTATATTGACTGTGTAACACCTGAGAAGGCTTTGGAGGATGAGTGGAAAAGTGAGGGTTCAGTGATGAGAGCATTTGAAGCTATGTGTCACGAATTGAATATTGTTGGATGGACGGCAACACAAGGTAACAGAAGTTCAATATCTTCAGATGTTGTGACCACAGACCAAATGGGGGGTTCTATTAAGAAAGCTCAAGTTGGTCACGTTATTATTACTGTGGCGAAGTCACTACAACAAAAAGAGTTAAATCTTGCCACTATTGCGATTACAAAATCACGTATTGGTAAAGATGGAGTCGTGTTTGAAAACTGTAAAT